AAGTGGTGTTGCTAGATTACAACATGAAGGAAGCGGGCAATTAAAAATGTTAAGTAGTGGAGATTCAGCTATTGGAACATTTACTAGTACAGGAACAACTTTCCCAAGTGATATTGAAACAACCTCTTCATCTAAAGGTTTAATATTAAAATCACCAGATGGAACAAGATACAGAGTAACAGTAGCAAATGGAGGTACATTATCAGTATCTGCAGTATAGTAAAAACACAATAATAAAAGTAAAAAATATAAATTATCTTTGTAAATATGATATATACAACAACAACAACCTGGGGTAGTGATTTAAAAGTTAATTACACCTACATAAAAATTAAATAAAATGGCGCAAAAGATAAGCGAAGAAACAGAAGTAAGATTAGATCTTAAAACAATAGGAATTATTGTGGGTGGAGTCATCTCTCTTACTAGTATGTATTTCGTTTTAAAATCAGACATAGCACTTGCTATGGAAAAGCCAGAACCAGAAGTTTCGAAAATTGAGTGGTCTTATAAGGATGAATTGGTGCGTTCAGAAATTTCTAACACTAATGAAAAGGTGCAAGGTTTAGAAAAATCAGTAGAAGAAATAAAACAACAACTAAATAAAATTGACGAAAGACTATATGAAATTAGCAAAAACAGATGAGGTGTGCGATAGTTGTTTTTTTCCTGACATGTGTGTCTTTTGCTCAAACTGACATTGAAATAGTTCAGTATAGCGCTTCATTTGTAAAGAATAACGAGATCTCATTAAAAAGTTTTAGGTACGATACTAAAACAATATACATGTCTAAGTCACCAGATAAGTTCAAGCAGTATAATATTAAATACATACCTACCATTATATTATTTTATAATGATGAGGAGTATTATAGAGTAGAGTCAGGCATAAGTTTAAAATTGCCGGAGAATTCAATTGAATCAATAGAAAACAAAATAGAAGAAATTATAGAAAGTAAATTTTAAATATGAAACAATTAATAACATTAATACTTATACTTTCAACCCTTAATGTATCATCACAAGTTATAGATACAAATAAAAAGTTAGAAGATAAAATTGTAAAAAAATATAAAGCAAAGGATTTTTTTAAAAAGACATATAAAGATATTTTTAAATACAGTACTGTTTATGTGGCTGGAAATGTAGACAATCCTAAAGAAAATCCTAAAGATTATTTTGTACGAACAAACCCAGATGGTAATTTATACGCGCCACCTGTAGTTGTTGACGGTACAGATTATTATGACTTTGATTACCGCTATGGTGTTGGGATTCGCAAGTTGGCACGTTTTGACTACGAGATTAAAGGGAAACACTACTACGATGGCACGGAAAATAATATTGGACTGTCAGCGCCTAACTCTCCTGTAAGTGGCTTAGAATACACCTTTCACTACGAAAAAGAAAGATCAAGAGACGAGGAATATAAAAATCATAGATATTTTATTAAGCATAGTGGTGATTATCATGTAGTAAAGCTAGAAAGTAGAAAGCAAGGAAAAGTTGATTTTAACTATAAATCAGCTGAGGTAAGAGCAAAACTTCCGATAGGCAAAAAAATATCTATATCTGCGGGCGCAATCTACAGGACTCATGTGCGTCCCTACGGATACAATCCAGTTGAAATATGGTTAAATGAAACAAATGAAGATGGTTGGCCTATGAATCCTTGGTACTCTTTAGGTTTCGAATATGGATACGATGATATATATTACACGCAAGAAGATCAAAACGGAAATGAAATATCAGATTGGTATTGGATAAATCCTGAAGGGGAAATAGTAGCCCATACAGATCTTGAATTTCGGGATACAGTATTTGCTGACCTGATGAACAGATTTAATAATGAGATATGGAGTGAATTAGATGTTTTTGGTGTGGTTAGCCCAATAGTCGGTTTTGACGTGTACCATTACAAATCAAATTTTTGGCTTCATGCATACGGATCTTATTTATTGCCATACCACAAGTATGTTCAAGGAGACGAGTCGTTTAGCTATTTAAACCGAAATAATTGGGGACTTGGCGGATTAATACAAGATTCTGAATTAGAACAATGGGAGGACTGGCAGGCAGGAGTTTCCCTTGGATGGAGACTTTCCAAAAGTGTCGGTGTGTTTATTGAAGGCGAGTACACAAAGTTTTGGGACTCTGAAATATATCAATCTTCCATAGGTGTAAACTTTAGATTATGATGAATAAAATACCCAACGATAAGTTGCTTCATTTTTTTTGGGGCGGTATATCTGCCTTCCCTTTGGTTTATTTTTTCTCTATTTATGGATTTATTTTTTCCGTAACTTTGTATGCAGCAAAAGAGCTTGTATATGATTGGTGGATGCAAAGAGGTAATCCCGAGTTTATGGATTTTATTTACTCTAGTGTACCAGCAGTATTTTATTTAATTTTAAAATTAAACTTATGAAAGCAATTAGTGATCACATTACATATGCGGAGGCTATACATTCAAATACGGCTAAAAGAAAAGGTATAGATAACACGCCAAACCCAACTCAGATTGCTGCAATGATTACTGTGGCAGAAATGGTTTTTGAACCTTTAAGAAAGTGGGCTGGTGGCCCGATTAAAGTAAATTCTTTTTTTAGATCAACATCTTTAAATGAAGCGGTTGGCGGGGTAAGTTCCAGCCAGCATTGCAAAGGTGAAGCAATAGATTTGGATGACGTTTATGGATGTAAAAGCAATGCAGAAATGTTTATGCATATAAGAGAGAATTTAGATTTTGATCAATTGATATGGGAATTCGGAACAGACATGAATCCAAACTGGATTCACGTTTCTTATGTAGGAAAAGATGAAAATAGAAATAGGTGTTTACGCGCTTACAAGGAAGATGGGAAAACAAAATACAAAACAATATGAGTTCTAAAAAAAAATTTTCTGAAACAAAAGTAGGTTTGTTTTTAAAAAAAACCGCACCAAGTATATTGGATACTGTGGGAGATGTTTTGCCAGATGCAGGAGTTATGGGGTTGGTAAAGAATTTAATTAAAAAAGAATCAGATGTGGTTTTACCAGCAGAAGATAAAGAAAAAGCTATGAAGCTATTAGAAATAGATATTATAGAAATGCAAGAGGTGAGTAAAAGGTGGACGGCCGATATGTCTAGCACTTCTTGGATGGCTCAAAATGTAAGGCCTTTGACACTTGTGTTTTTTTCAGTATCATATATAGTTGGATGGTATGCAGGTTACGAACTAGATAGTGTAGCTGGAGTTCTTTCGCTCATTGTTGGAGCATACTTCGGTTCGAGGGGAATTGAAAAAGTGATGGGCAACAATAAACATAAATAGTAAAATGGCTAGAAGAGTAATAAACCCTATTGAGTACAAAAAGGTAAGAAAAAAAAGACCCGGCATACATGCCAAGACTAAAACTAGTAAATTAAAAAGTAGTAAATTGTATAAAAAATTAAACATAGGTCAAGGATAATGGCAAAAAAAGGAAGAACAAAAGGAAACAAAATATGCCCCTCTGGAATAGCTTGGGCAAAAAGAACTTTCGATAGATACCCATCAGCATATGCAAATATGGCTGCAAGTAAATATTGTAAGGATCCCAACTATGCTAAGAAAGCAAAAGGAAAATAATAAATAATCGTAAAAATAAAAATCATGAAAATGAAAAAAACTATGCTTAGTGCTGTGCAAAAAGTTAAAATGGCAATGGGCAAAAAACTACCAAAATTAAGCAAGCCGTCTTTAAATGCAGGTTTTGAAAAACTTCCTGAGTCAGTACAAAAGAAAATGATGAAAGGCAAAAAACCTAAAATGGCTACCAATAAAAAGGAGGTAGGCACCCCTGAAGGAAGAGCTAGAGGAAGAGCAATAATAGCCAAAGTAAAAAAAGAAGGTGAGGCTAAAGTAAGTGCAGCTGGAAATTACAATACTAGAGGTAAAAAACCTAAAATGGTAATGACTAAGAAGAAACCTAAAATGGCCATGAGAAAGAAAAAGTAATGGCATTTAACTTAAAAAATATTTATGAGGTTTTTGGACACAATAAAGAATTCTCTAACGGAGACAGAATTGTTGTGGAGAAGAAAATGTCTAAAAAAGTTTTAGGTCAAATAAATCCTAATGGTGTTATTGAAATAAATAAAGACGCAACACCTGCAAATAAACGCAGGGCCGTAAAGCATGAGCAAGTGCACTTAGATCAAATTAAGCTGGGGTTATTACATTTTGATCATAACAATTATCACTATAGAGAAAGCATAACTTCACCAATACAGACAATACCAAGCAGTAAAATTAATACACACGACAGAAGTTTGCCGTGGGAAAAACAAGCACACGATGGGCGAATTAAAAAAATGGGTTAAACAAAAGTGGGTGCGCATCGGAACGGATGGTAAAATCAAGGGCCCTTGCGGTACATCTAAAAATAAAAAGAATCCAGACAGGTGTTTACCATTAGCAAAAGCGAGAAGATTAAGTAAAAAACAATTAGCAGCAACAGCTAAGAAAAAAAAGAGACAAGGAGGGGGTCGTCAGTTTGTGTCTAATACTAGTGCTGCAAAAGTAAGAAACGCGTAATATGGCAGTCAAAAAAAACATGCCTTGCAATAGAGTTAGGCCCTCCACAAGACCAGGTAAAAAGAAAATGGTAAAAGCTTGTGAAGGCGGCAGAGAGAAGTTAATTCACTTTGGAGCCAAAGGTTATGGGCATAATTATTCTGCAGCAGCAAGAAAAAGTTTTAGAGCAAGACATAAGTGCGGAACAGCCAAATCAAAACTAACAGCTAGATATTGGGCGTGCAAAAAATTATGGGCAGGTAAGGGTGGCAGCACCAAGTCTTCACCTAAAAATAGACAGGGAAAATATTAGTATCTTTGTAAATATTTAATAATGTAAAAAATTAATAATGGCAATAATTCCAGACGCACAACAATTTCACACTTTATCATCTACCGTGGATACTACAGAGAGAGGATCAGCATTAGCTAACGCAAGTAGAGAGGTATACACAATGCAAGACATTAAGGAGTCAATATCGGCAATAGATGGATCAGGTGTACAATACGCTGTCCCTGTATTTACAGATGCAAATACTTTAACCAACTTACCAATAGGTAGCTCCGGTCAAGTTTTAACTTCAAATGGCTCTGGATCAAACCCTTCATTTCAAGCACTACAAGCAGTTACAAGTGGAGAAACAGCGTCAAGCCCTAAATCATTATTTATTGGAACGCTTGCGTACGCTACAGCTTTAGCAGATCCAGATGTTTCACTATTTGCAGGCAACTTAGCAGTTGGCCTTGGTGCCTTGCAGACAAGTATTTTTTCTAATAATGTAACAGGAATAGGTCTTTATGCTTTTAGAAATCAAAATAAACCTGATAGTGGGTTACCTTTTGCAACTGATGTAGACAGTGTAGCGGTAGGATCATTCGCTGGATATCTTCAAACAACTGCATCTAACAACACCTATGTTGGTCATGAAGCAGGATATTCAAACACTACTAGCAGTAACAACACTGCTATGGGTAATGAAGCATTAAAATCAAACAGTGGTTCTAATAATACAGCTTTAGGAGGCGATGCTTTAAGGAATGCAACTAGTGTTACTGACCACGTGGCTGTAGGTGCAGGTGCTGGATCAAGTAAAGCAACTGGAAGCAATTGTATTATTGTTGGTAGCCAAGCACAAGCTTCAACTACTAGTATTAGCAATGAAATAACTTTAGGAGATTCTAACATTACATCTTTGAGATGTAATGTGACTTCTATTACATCTTTATCTGATGAAAGAGATAAAAAAGATATAGAAGATTTAGACACGGGATTAGATTTTATAAAATCATTAAAGCCTCGTAAATTTGTATGGGACAATAGACCTGTTGTTGTTAAAGAATTTTATAAAGATGAAGAAAATAATTCTCTAGAACGTGAGGTTGAAGTAACAAGCGTTAAAAAAGGTGGTAAGGATATAGGTTTTATAGCTCAAGAATTAAAAACTATAGATAACGAATGGAGTCAGTTGGTAAATTCTAATAATCCTGATAAATTAGAAGCTAGTTACGGTAGGCTAATTCCAGTGCTTGTAAAAGCTATACAGGACTTATCAGCTGAATTAGATAAAAAACAAGATAAATAATATACTATGGCAATAATACCTACAGGACAACAATTTCACACCCTTTCATCTACGGTAAGCACACTTGAAAGAGGTTCTGCTTTTGCAAATGCAAGCAGAGAATCATACACAATGCAAGATGTAAAAGATACCGCTATATCCGGTACAATAGCTGAAGTTCCTTCCACAATAAACTCGTACAATACTCTTATAATTGGCTCAAGTGTTTCAGTCAACGACCGTATAAACCTTGGTTTTGGCTGGGGAGTACTTGCCGGAATATCAACAAATGCTCAAAGAAACATAGCTATGGGTAGTGGAAATATGTCGTTTTCCAACGGAAAATATAATATTTCAATAGGGTTTGATAATATGCCAGATCATTACGACGGTAGTTACAATATAGCAATTGGATATGAAGCTATGGAAACTTCAGGGTTTGATGGAGGTGCGGCTAATAATGACAATGTATTTATAGGGGCTCAAGCCGGTAAAGATATAGACGCTGGATGTAATGATAACGTAGGAATAGGTAGAAACACCCTTGGAAACTTAAATCAGTTTCAAACAGGAATAGGAAGTGGAAATACAGCAGTAGGTAATAACGCGGGTAGTAGCCTTCATTTTGGAAACAACAACACTTTAATCGGTAACCAAGCGCAGGCTTCTGCAGCTAGCCCAGACAATGAGTTTACATTAGGTAACTCTTCCGTAGCAGTTTTAAGATGTCAACAAACTACAATAACAGCACTGTCAGATGAGAGAGATAAAACAAGTGTTGAAGATTTGCCATATGGTCTTGACTTTATAGATTCATTAAAACCTAAAAAATTCATTTGGGATAATAGACCAGAAAAAATAGTAAAAAGAAACGATGAAGGAGAAAAAGTAGAAATTGAGGTTGTTAGCGCAAACAAAGGTAAAAAAGATATAGGATTTATTGCTCAAGAACTACAAACAGTGGATGATGAATTTTTAAACCTAGTATATGATTCAAATCCAGAAAGATTAGAGGCTAGTTACGGTAAACTTATACCGGTATTAGTAAAAGCGATACAGGACTTATCAGCTAAAGTAACAGAATTAGAAAATAAGTAAATAATACATCTATGGCAATAATACCTACAGGACAACAATTTCATACACTCTCCTCCTCAGTAAACACTACAGAGAGAGGATCGGCTAAAGCTAATGCAAACAGAGAGTCATACACAATGCAGGACGTTATAGACACAGTTGCTTATGACGCTGGATCAGTAGAAACATCTGGAACACCTGCAGCCGGATGGAACACTAGATGGGAATCTTCAGATAAGATAGGGGGGCAGTGGGTTGCTGATTCTGCCCCTACAGGCGGTTTCCCTGGAAATCCAATTATTAAAGGTTATAGATCAACTATTCAGTGGCCTACAGATAGAGGTTTTTTTAGTAAAGGTGCAGTTTGGATGACGGGTTACCCAATAGGTAATATGGATCCCTGGTTAGCTAAAAACTCGGATGATTGTAGAGATTTTTTAGCACTAGAGCTTTGTGGCGCTGGCCCTGGTTCTGATGTACCGTTTGATTTTACGACAGTAGCTAATAGATTTGCTGATAATATAGTAATAGCAAGTAAGTTTATACAACAAGGTTTAACAGACACAGCTACATTTAATAGAGAAAATGTAATTATTGGAGCAGGAAGAACTGGTGAGGCTATTAAAGGTAACAATTGCCAAGAAAATGTATGGATAGGTTATGATATGTGGAATGGTGGTTCAGGCGGAAGTGGATTACAGAATAACATAAGCTCTACAGTTATAATAGGTTCCAAGGCTTTTGACAAAGGATCAGCAGCGTTTGGTACAATACAATACGGTGTTTATATAGGAAGAGAAGTTGGAAGTGAAAACACCTTGGATTCGGATTCTAAGTTCAACGTTCATATTGGATATAGAGCTTCAGGTGGACACGTATACGGTGGTAGTAATGTTTGTATTGGGGCAAATAGTAGCAATGATCTTGACGGAACTTTACAAATAAATAATACCATGATAGGGGTTCAAGCAGGTCTTGAACACACCAGTGGAGATAATAATACATTTATAGGCTATGACACGGGGCCAACTAACAATACTGCTTCTGGTGGTAATAACAATACTTGTTTAGGTAATGGCGCTCAAATATCTGGAACCGCTGTTAGCAATGAAATAGTATTAGGTAATGCGAGTGTAAGCATTTTAAGATGTGCGCAAAGTTCAATATCTGCATTATCTGATAAAAGAGATAAAAAAGATATAGTAGAATTAGATGAAGGTCTACAAACAATAATGTCTTTAAAACCTAAAAAATTCGTTTGGGATCCTAGAGATATAGAAGTAAAAAAACATGTTATAACAGAAGATGAAGATAAAGTAAAAGAAGAAGAAAGAATAACAGAGCTTGTAAAACCAGCTAGCGCAGGAGTAAAAGACATAGGTTTTATAGCGCAAGATCTTCAAGAAGTAGATAATGATTTCTTAAGATTAGTTTACGATGCTAATCCTGATAAATTAGAAGCTAGTTACGGTAGGCTAATTCCAGTACTAGTAAAAGCGATACAGGAATTAAAAGCTGAACTAGATTTGTTAAAGTAAATAATATTATATAAATTTGAAAAACATAAATATTAAAATTAAATAAAATGAGTGAACAAGTAAAAAAAGTAAGTGAAGAGCATTTAAGCAAACTTCAAGAATTAAACCAACAATTCACCACCATGCATCAACAAGTTGCTGAGCTAGAGGTAAGAAAATTCCAGGTAGTAGCTGGTATTGAAACTTTAAGAGCTGAGTTTAAAACTTTTGAAGGCGAGTTGATTAAAGAATACGGAGACAACGTAGTCATTAATTTACAAACGGGTGAAATAAAAGACAAACCAGAAGATGGCGAAAATAAGTAATATTACAGCATACCCTACAATTAGTAATTTAGATGGAAGCGATTATTTAATTATAACAGATGCAAATAATTCATTAGCAACTAAAACCGTAACCCTTTCACAAGTTCAAAGTTTTTTAGGTCTAGCTTCGGATTCTCCTGTAATAGCAAATGTTTCTGTAAGTAGCGCAACCTTATTAACATTAGCTACTACGCCAGCAACCTTGGTTGCAGCACCAGGAGCAGGAAAAATTCTTGATATAATAAGCATAATGTGCTACCTGGATGCGGGAGCTACCCCTTATGATTTTACACCATCTTTGGCAATTAAAATAGATACTGCATCGATAGGGTCAATTTCAAATTCCTCGACCGCTATGAACTCAGCTGTAGACGCAACTTTTAAGCCTGAGACTCCTAATTCAAATGAAATTTATCCACCAAACACTGCGTTAACTTTACACGCTGGTGGAAGTAATCCTACACAGGGTACAGGAGTATTGTATGTAAATGTATACTATAGAGTGTTAACTGTCGGTTCAAACTTCTAGTCTAAATGGATATTAGGAAGATTTCAATAGGCTCGGACTATAAGTCTAGCGCTATGCACTATCTTGTAGGTCAATCAATTTTAGGCGGCTCGTATACTATTCATTTAATTCAACGCGAAAGCAGAAATGATTCAATAAAAATATGGATAGAAAGGCAAAACGAAGTATTGTTATGGAAGGAATTTAATTCTAATATGCCTATATCTATAGAATATAATATTAATTTTTAATGAAATCCCCACACTATTTTATCGTAAAACCTTTGAAGGGGAGAAGGTATGATAATATAAAAAAAATAGGTGGAATTGATTTTTACACTAGTGTGTCTCAAGAAGATTACACCGCTACAAATAGATTTGCAGAAGTAGTTAGTCCTCCAATAAATTATAAAGGAGAAATATCCAAGGGGGATATTTTACTAGTTCATCATAATGTGTTTAAAATATATTATGACATGAAAGGTAGAGAAAAAAGCGGTAGAAGTTTTTTTAAAGAAGATTTGTTTTTTATTGACTATGATCAGTTTTATATGTATTGCAAGAATGAGGTGTGGAAAACTCACTCAAAATATTGTTTTATAAAACCAGTTTCAGTTCGTGAATCAATAATCATGAAGCCTGTGAAAGAAGAACCATTGGTGGGTGTTGTCAAGTATACTAACCCTATATTAACAAAACTTGGTGTTAAAGAAAATGATGAGGTGGTGTTTGAGCCAGAATGCGAATATCCATTTTATATAAATGGAGAAAAACTTTACAGAATGTTTTGGAATAATATAACCATGGTATTATGAAATCATCTAAAGATTTAAAATTAGATATAATAAGCACAGGCAGAGAGGCTGTAGCTCAGTTAATTAAGGTTGCAAAAGAAGATATAATTAAATATGACAAAGACGATGAGATAGCAGCTGATAGATTAAAAAATGCTGCAGCTACAAAAAAACTAGCTATATTCGATGCGTTTGAAATATTAACCAGAATTGAATTAGAAAAAGATTTATTAAACGGAGTAGAAAAAGAAGAGGAAAAATCAAGACAGGGGTTTGCAGAGAGAAAATCAAAATAAACTTTACACAGTAGTTAAGAATCATATATCTAAGCAGTCTATGCTTAAGATGAATCAAAATAAATCTTGGCAATACGGGTATAATCCAAAGCACGATTTAGTTGTAATTAGTAAAGATGGAACTATAGGTGAAATCTATAATATAAATGGTCTGTTAATTGGTCTCCCCAAACCCCCTAAATTAATACATAAAAACTCAAAAAAAATAAGCGATCAACACTGGTTGCCTTTTGAATATCCAAAATCTTTGTCAAGGATTAACTCTATATTTCAATGGCATGACATGACAAGTCAATTTAAAAATGAATGGGTTAGTTACATAGAGTGTGAATTTGATAGAAGAGACGAAGGATTTTGGTTCTATAACAACGGATTTCCTACATATATTACAGGAACTCATTATATGTACCTGCAATGGACAAAAATAGATATAGGAAAGCCAGAATTTAGAGAGGCTAATAGAATATTTTATATATACTGGGAAGCTTGTAAGTCAGATAAAAGAAGTTTTGGAATGTGTTATTTAAAAATAAGACGTTCAGGATTTTCTTTTATGGGGTCTTGTGAAGCAGTAAATACAGCTACTATAAGTAAAGATGCTAGAGTCGGCATACTATCTAAAACTGGTTCCGATGCTAAAAAAATGTTTACCGACAAAGTAGTTCCTATTTCTAATAATTATCCTTTCTTTTTTAAACCCATACAAGATGGTATGGATAGGCCAAAAACAGAATTGGCTTATAGAATCCCAGCCTCTAAGATAACAAAAAAGAATATGTTTGAAACAGAAGATGAGGAACTTGAAGGTTTAGATACAACAATAGACTGGAAAAACACTGCAGAAAACAGTTATGATGGAGAAAAACTAAAATTACTTATTCATGATGAATCTGGAAAATGGTTAAAGCCGGACAATATTATTAACAACTGGAATGTAACAAAGACTTGCTTAAGGTTAGGTAGCAGGGTAATTGGAAAATGTATGATGGGTTCTACCTCAAATGCTTTAGATAAAGGGGGTGAAAATTTTAAAAAGTTATTTTACGATTCTGATGTAAAAAATAGAAATCAAAACGGCCAAACTAAAAGTGGGTTATATAATTTATTTATACCTATGGAGTGGAATTTTGAAGGCTATATAGATAAGTATG